ATGCCTTCTCGGCTAAAGCCCTTGACGCCTTCCGCGGATATTCGAGATACCAGTCCATGAACTCATCGGCTCTATGAGATACAGAAGCTTTAGCTTCTGTTGTATCTGTATCTGTATCTGTATCTGCTACAAGTTTGCTAGGCGTTTGCTGTGGCATTTGCTTAGCACTTGCTAGACCATTTGCTTTAGCTTTGCCACCCTTGGAACCGGCCATAGCCCGCGCCGTTCTGCGGTTTTCGACCTGTTCTGCCGACTGTTGGTGCTCCAAATAGTCGTGCATCTCGTAGCCTGAGTCGTTGGCCTTCACGAAGCCTACTGTCGTCAATTCTTTTTGAGATTTTGCTGAAAAAAGCTTCAAAAACTGCGCTTTCGTGAGCTGCCCATCATTCAGATTTCGGGAGCAATAGCACCAGGCTTCGATGAGTTGACGGAATGCTTTGTCGCTCAACTCGAACGCTTTGGGGTGCTCTGGGAAGCCGTTGTGCAGTTTGAAGAACAGTCGGTCGCCACTCACGCCGCCGCCCAGTATTCTTCGCCGATGAGGCGGTGGTAGACGTCGAGGCGTCCCCATTTTTGGAGGCGTGCGCGGAGGGAGTCTTCGCGGCCGGTGTAGCCGATGGCTTTGAGGATGTAGCCGACGCCCTGGTTGAGGGACAGCATCCATTCAATTTCGGCGATGACTTCGGCGGCTGTGGGCAGGGTGGGTGTGGGCTTGGTGTATTTTCGGCAGCGGATTGTCCACGCTTCTTTGCAGGGCTGGCACCTTTCCTCTACACGTTTGGTGTGGGCGCGGTAGCCGGGGACTGTGCCGCAGATGTCGCGGTGGACGGTGGGGTTCTTCATTCGCTCATCCTTTGGATCTTGTGCGCTTCTTTGCGTGCCTTGTCTACTTGCCGGCGCCGGGCTTTGCGTTCTTCGGTGGCGGCGCTCATGCGTCGAAGTGGGGGAGGTTCGCGAAGCGGTAGAACGTCGCTGAATGGCGGCGGTGCGCCCGAGTCTCCGGCATCCCGTCGTAGCCGTCGTTTTCGCTGAGGCTGTTCTCGTGCAGGAAGCTTGCCCGGTAGTATTCCGCAGCCAGTTCGGCATCGCTGAACCTCTTGTCCTGGCTGACGAGCGCGTATGGGGAGTAGAAGCCGCCGACCCGGTATGCGTCCGCGTCGGGGTGCTTCTCGAAGATTTGCAGGGGGTTCATGCGGCGTTCCTTTGGGCGTCGTAGCTGGCGGCTTCTGCTGCGGCTTTGCGGAGTCCTGAGGGCCCGCCGTGGAGTGGTGCGGGCTGGGCTGCTACGGCGTCGTGATGCTGTTCCCAGTAGGCGAGGGCTTCCGCGGTGGGCAGGTATGTGGCTTTGGGTTCGAGCTTCTTCCGTGCCGCCCGGATCCTGGCAAGCTCCCGATCCTTCGCGGCAGTTTCCTCGAGGATCTGCGCTTCTATGCGGCGGAGGTGTTCGAGGTCGGCGCGGATCTGCTCGGCTGTTTTGCGGAGTACCTGCGGCTTGTTGACCGAGGCGCCGTATTCGTAGCTCATACCGTCCACGCCTCCCGGAACTTGGTTTCGGTCTGGTCGCAGGGTTCCCAGATGCAGGAGGACCAGGGGCCCGTGTGGGTTCGGTCGTGCCATTTGCGGAGTGCGTTCACGTTGTCGCTGACGGTGAGGTGGAAGCTCATGCCGTGGTTCCCTTCGTCGGGTTCTCCAGGCGTGCATCTGTTGGGCAGTAGTCGCTGGGGCCGATCTGCGCCCACCCTTCATGCCATGCTTCTTTCCGTGCCCGAGCTATGCGGGACTCGTCTATCTGCATAAAGCTGCCGCACCCCTCACGGTCGCACCAGATGGTCACCTGCTTCGTGATGCTCATGCTGCGTCCTCCAGTGCGGGGCGGTGGTTTGCGGCGAATACGGCGCGGGCGAATCCCATTGGGGTTGCGCTGCGGAAGTTGGCGCGCTCCGGGCCAGGCGATGCGAAGTGGATGCGGTTGTCTGGTGCGCCCAACGTGTCGTCCTTGGCGGGCTCAGGCATGACAAACCCGCCACCAGTCCAGAGGCACGTCTTCTTCGTGTAGTTGTCGCCGGGCTCGTAGGCGGTGTAGTCGGCGGGGTGGAACGTGTGCTGTGGTTTGCCAAACGCGGAGGCAAGGACCGAAACGGGGTTCTCCACGAACCAAGGGGCGCCGGACAGTCTGCCGATGGTGCGGCACTGTTCGGCGACCATGACCGCCTTGGCCTGGAACAGCTTGTCGGCGGCGTACTTGCTGCTGAACCAGCGAGCCCCGCTGACCGCCATGTCCGTGCAGGGAGGGAAGCCGAAGACTGCGGCGACTTCCTTGGTTCGGAACGTGTGCCCGATGTAGTCCATGGCTTCCTCGACGGTGCCGGCGAATCGTGTAACCGGCCCGTCGAACGTGGTGTTTCCGTGCTGCGGGTCTACGAGGATGGCGCGGTAGCCGGCTTCGATCCACGGCTGAACCATATGCCCGGTGATGTCACAGAGGCTGATAACAACTTTGCTCACGTTGTTCCTTTCCTGGGGGTCCAGGCGCCCCCTGTCGGGGGCGCCTACTTGGTTGATGCAGTGAAATGCAGTGACTTGCTAGCGATCAAAAAGGGGGATCCGCGGGGCCGTTGGACCATGCTGCGGACTGCTGGGGTGCTGCTGCCCACTGGTTCTGTTGTGCCGGCTGCTGGGTGCGTGGTGCGGGCGCGCCCTGGTTGCCGGTGCGCTGCGTACGATTCACCTTCGCGTTGGCGTATTTGAGGCTCGGGCCGATTTCCTGGACCTCCAGTTCGATAACGGTGCGCTTCTCGCCCTCCTTGGTTTCGTAGCTGCGTGACTTTAGGTCGCCGGAGATGATGACGCGCATACCCTTCGTCAGCGACTCGGCCACGTTCTCCGCAGCCTCCCGCCACACTGAACACCGCAAGAACAGCGACTCCCCATCCTTCCATTCGTTGCTGTTGCGGTCGAAGGTGCGCGGGGTTGATGCGACGGTGAAGTTAGCGACCGCGGCGCCGGCGTGTGTGAACCGCAGCTCAGGGTCGTTGGTCAGGTTGCCAATAACGGTCAGGGTTGTTTCGCCAGCCATGTTCAGTTGCTCATTTCTCGGGTTGCGTATTTGCGGAGGTTGTTGACGTCGAAGCCGTACCAGTGGAGTTCCATTTCTGGATCCCCGGTGCTGACGATGGTGACGGGTGCTGCGGTGTAGCCGAGTTCCTTGATTGCTGCGAGGTCGTCCGGGTTCTCGGTTACGTCGATGGCCCGGTATTTGATGCCGCGCTTGTCAAGCCACCGCTTAGTTGCGGTGCACTGTTGACAGTTCGGGGACGTGTAGACGCTGATGTTCATGATGCCTGTTCCTGGTGATCGTCTTCTCGTACTGCTGCGAGGATTTTCTGCGCATCCTCGGGGCTGATCTTGTTCGGGTGGTCCCATGTGGCGCCGATGACCTGCCCTGCTGTGGCGAGCATCTGCGGGCCCTCGCCTTCATACCCGGCGGCGGTTAGTGCGTTCTTGATTGCCTGCCACTGGGCCAGCCAGGGTTCCGTTATTGGCTCGGACAGGACCGTGACCGCGTGCTGCTTGACCTTCTTCTGGCTGATGCGGACAGGGATGGTGAATGCCGCGCTGACGTGCGACATTGCGATGACTTCGACGCCGCCAACCTTTTCGCCGGCATAGATAACCTCGGGGTTGTTGGCGAGTTTGACGAGTCGCCCGATCCACTTATCGGATTCGGTGCCCCACGCGTGGGCGATGACTCGGAGCATTCCCTTGGATGGTTTCCACGGTCGCCCGTCCATGCCTTCGAGGTCGATGATGACGGGTTTGACTGCATCGCCTTTCCGAACGTCCTTGATCGTTGCAACGATGGGCGAGCCGGTGAGGTCCGATGCGTTGATCTGGTCAGATTTGGCGACAAGTGCCTGTGATATGTCCATTAGAAGGTGATCTCCACTTCCTGGTTGATGCCGAGTAGTTCCTCGGCTTGGTAGATTGCCCACATGGGCAGGCTGATGAGGTCGGCGTTCGGGTAGCCGGGCCAGGTATTCGACTCGACGCATTCCCGGTAGATGCGTTTCGCCCGGTCGTTGAGCTGCCTGCCGATATTGATGGCTTCGATGTCGAGTTCAACGACGGACACAAGGTATGGCGCGGTCTTTTCGACGAGTACGAAGTGGAAGGGGAGTTCTTCGCCGGTCGCTGCTTTGACGCCGTCGATGTAGTGCGCGGCTGACTGGTGGTAGCCGAAGTCGTGCGCGGTCTTGCCGAACTCGTTGGGGTCCGCGTTGAGGGTTGTCTTCAGGTCCACGAGCAGGCCGGGCTTCCATGCGTCAGGGCGGCACTTCAGCGTGAGGCCATCCTCATCCCAGAAGACGGACTGCTCCGCCTTGTGCCCGGTGAACAGATCGCTAGCTACGGGGTGAGCCATGACGGCGTCGCGCATCATGAACACCTGCGTCATTTCCTTGGTGAGGAGCGGCTGCTTACCTGTAGCGAGGGCTTCGGCCTTAGCTGCCTTCGCATCCTTGGTGAGCCAGTTATCAGCCGGGACCACTCGGATCCCGGACGTGTCATCTTCCAGGATTAGCGAGTGTGCCGCGGTGCCCAAGGTGAATGCGTCGGAGAACTTCGGGTGCTGCTTGTCGTGCTGGTAGTGTGCCGGCGTGCGGGTGGCAAGGGTCTTCAGTGACGTGCTGCCAAGTGCCGGGTTGCGGTGATAATCGGCGTTCGAGATGCCGGAATAGATGCCAGGCTTCATAATGCCTTCTTTCGTAGGTTCTGATTCTATCCTGATTCACTGACTTTTTGCAGTGATTCGCAGTGAGTCGGTGGGCAAAGTTATTCGATGTCGTCCAGGTCGAGCGGGGTGGTCATGGCATCTTCTTGCCTACACGGGCAACCATCGGGGCATCGGCGCAACTGGTCAAGTTCGCGGAATGCGGCCTGCTCGGTGGGGTCCAGTGGGTTCGGGGTCACGGCCTAACCTTCCCCGAAATAGTCGCGGTAGAGGGCGTCCTGCTTTTCGACTGCCTGCTCCCACGTCATAGTGTCTTCGGCGTCCCAGATTGCCTGCGCCCGCTTGATGGATGCTTGCCGCCAGCCGCGCTTGAATGGCCGCCCCATCTGACCCTCGCCGAGCCCCCAACCATCTCCGCATTCGACGCAGGTCAGGATGTCGCCGAGGTAGGGATTCGTGGACATGTGCGCTACGGCCTTCTTTGCCTTGCAGTTCCAGCACTCGAACCGATCGCACCGGGCATATCCCTTGTTGAAGGTGCAGATGATTACGCCACTCACAGCACGCCGCCCATGATGACGCCGACCAAATCAGGCGCGTGCTTGTCGAGGAACCGCAACGCCAGCCGCTCCTCCTCCAGGTTGCGCGGTACATGGTTGAGGACGGCCTGCTTGCTGAACGTCTTGTACTGGTAGACGTTGCTGTTCTGGGGGTGCTGGGCGTTCACTGGTTCTCCTCGGTGTATGCGTCGTGGTGGCTGCGGTCGTTGCAGGCTGGGTCGGGGTCGCTGTAGTAGGTCCAGATGTTGCCGGTAAGTTCGCGGCGGATCCGGCAACTGTCGATGTGTGCCATTACTTCCTCCTGGCTGGTTGGGTGATGAGGCGGGCCGACTCGATGCCCGTGAAGACGACTGCGACTACTAGGAGGGCGGTCATGATTCCCACGCGTCATCTACTTGGAAGGCGCCGAACTGCGGATAGTTCGCGAAGGCCTTGCTGAATGCCCGGTCAATTGCCTGGTTCTCGTCGGACGCATCGACGTCGATGGAGAACGTGGGCGCCCTGAGTGCGTCCGGGATGGATAGTTTTACGGTCCAGTTGCTCATGCGCTGACCTTTTCTTCTGTCCGGGCGAACGGTTCGGCGCAGGCGAGCAGTTCGGTGATGGACGCGTTGATTTGGGCCGTGACGCGTTCGGTGAGTTCGAGGGTGTTGTCCACGGTGCCGGCGTTGTTCACGACAAGGTCGGGGTGGGTGCCGCACTCGACAGACTCGAGTTCTTCAAAGTCCGTGATGAGCTGGTTCAGGTCGGCGCCGTTCACCCGCGCCCCGATAGCCGCGTTCATCGCCGCCTGGGTTCGCCGTGCCCGTGCGATCCACTCGCGGGAAGGCTCGTTCCATTCGGTCTCAGTTACGTGCTGCTTCGCGTAATGGCGGACCAACCAACGGGCGTGCATGTTGCTTGCGGGGATCATGATTCCTCCGGGGAGTAAAGGACGGTCAGCGGTGCTTGCTGGCGGATGAAGTCTCCGAGGTAGGTGTAACCGCCGCCCGTTCCGTGGACCTTCACGCCGCCGCGCTGACTAAGGTCATTCAGTGCCCATGAGTGGGTAGTGCCCGGCGAGTAAAGCTTGGTGCCCTCCGGCAGCAACTCGACTTCTTCCTCGGTGGTGATCGTGCGGGGCCGGAGAGTGTAGTTCTCGCCCCTGTAGCAAATCACTGAGCCGTCCGTGAAGCACTCGGGTCCGATCACCGTGAAGTCTCCGTCCTGGTGCGGGTAAAGCGGCTGCGCGCTCATTTCCGGAACCCCTTGGTGAGGTCAACGCGCTTGCCGGACGGGACGAGAACGGACTTGAGAAGGTCCTCGCTGAACCGTTCGGCGCTCCAGGTGCTGCGGTGCTTAGCTTTGGTGGTCATTTCGTTTCTCCTTCTAGTGCTGCTCGGACATCGGTGACGTAATAGATTTGGGTGGCGCCCAGTTCGTCCGTGATCTGGACGAGTGACGGGCTGATGCGGTCGAAGGTCAACGGCGCGGTGCCAGTTGTCGAACGGATCGTCGTTGCCATGCGCGTCACGCGGCTGAGTTTTCGCCGGTGATCTGTGCGATGCGGTTCAGGGTTTCAATCTCGCCGCGCTTTCCGGCGAACCAGAGGCTAAGCGCCTCGTCGATCTCCCAAAGTGCTTGTTCGTCGTTCATCGGTTTCTCCTGGCTCTGGTCCCGACGTTGGGCCGGGTCACTGGTGGTGCGGGTTTCTTCGTCATGGACTCGAGGATTTGTTCAACATGGGCTTCACGGAACCGGATGATCCCCTTCGCCGTCGTCCTCATGTGCGGCCACTCATGGAGCCGGTTGTAGACGCTGGTTGGGGAGATGCCGAGGTAGCCGGCGAGTTCCTGGACCGTGAAGAACCGTTCATCAAAAACGGTCATGCGGCTTGGCGTGCGGTGAACTTCTCCCGCTGTAGTGCCAGTGCCTTGTGAATCTTTCGCTCGTAGCGGGGCGTCTTGCGCTGCGTGTGGTTTTCAAGGGCCGTGATGTAGTCGGCGCACATCGTGGCCGTCCAGTAGTGGCGGTGGATCCAGCGCGCTTCGATGTTCCATCGCGGGTGCTCGGTGTTGCGGGCTTCGGTTTCTGCGGCGAGTCCGGCAGTGCGGGACGGGTAGACCTTGATCCGCACCTTGGCGATCTGCGGCGCCCACCATTGGGTGCTGCGGTGGCGCTTGATGCGCTGTTCGGGTTCATGGCTGCACCCCACGTAGATGAGGCGGCTCTCGTTGTCGTAGAGGCGGTAGACGTAGTGGTTGGCGTTCGCAAGGTCGCTCATGCTGCCAGCTCCATTTCGTCTTCGACATCGAAGCACTTGATTGCAAGCGGCTTGAGGTCGAGGGCCTTGGCGATCCTGGCGAGGTGGATGTTGGAGAGGGGCTTGCGCCCGGCTTCGATGTTGGCGAGGTGCGGACGGCTAATGCCGGCTGCTACGGACAGTTCGAGCTGCGTGTAGCCGAGGCGTTCGCGGAACCGGTGGATGGTTTCGCCGACTCGCTCGTGCTCTGGGTTCCTAGGGGCTTTCCCCGTTCTCACTGTGTTCATAGGAAGAGACTAGCAGGTATGTGAAACATTGGGAAGCAGGAGCCGGAAGAAAGTGGAAACAAGTAGCAGTCGAGAAAACTTCCGCGTGATTCCGGGGCTAAATCGGCCACTCTCGAATATTTGTTCGACTGCTAATCTGCCTATGTTTCCGCTTTTTCCTGCCTCTACCCGCCTAGGGGGATTGTTGATGTTTCTTTTTGACCGGTGAGAGTGTGTGGCTATGAGCAGGAATCGGGATTGAGCCCCTGGTTCCAACAAGCAGGCAAGTGAAGCTGTAGGTACCGTCAAGCAGAAGCGAGTAGTCAGCTTCTGAAAGTCGCGTAAACCTTCCCCTTGTCTCCCATTAGACGTATAGACAGGATTCGGACATGGACATCACATCAGAGCAGATCAAGTCGGCCCGGGAACGCCGGCAGATGACGCAGCAGGAACTGGCGGATGAGGTTGGGGTTTCGCTTCGTACGGTGGGGAGCTGGGAGCGGGGCGAGACGGTGCCGCGTAACCGCATGGGTGCCGTTGCCGAGGCCCTGGGTATTGAGGTTGAGGGTGAGCGTGACTTCGGCCCCGCGGCGATCCGCCGGCGTCTCGGAATCTTGGCCAAGCAGCGGAGGGAGCAGCTTGGTTTGGCGCGGGTACCTTTTGCACGGCACGCTGGTATGCACGATCAGGCTGTGATGCAGTTTGAGTATGCGCAGCGTTGGCCGCGGACTGCGACGTTGCGGAAGTTTGAGGACGCGCTTGGTTGGAAGCCGTTTATCACTGAGGACATTCTGAGTTCTTCGCGGCGGGCGTCAACGATTGAGTTGGCGGACCTGGATAACCCTGCGGTTGTTCAGCCCGTGTCTGGATCCGTTCCGTTGGCTGGGGTTCCGACCGCTGATCTGCTGGCTGAGCTGGTGCGCCGGAACGATGCTGCGGTGAGGGCTGCGGCCGAACCGACCCAGCACCATTACGACCTTGCCGCCTCGGATGATCACATTGAGGGCGAGGATGACCGGGACTAGGTGACCCGCAGCACGGCAACAAAAGTTCACCTAGCTAGGGTCTTTCGGCCCTGACCTGCACCGTTACCTTTGTGTTAGCAAATCGGCCCGGATCGTTAATGAATTTGTGACAGATGTAACCTGCTTTTTGGTCAAAACTGTCTGCCCGTAATCGTATCTTTGTTCGAAGGGCGGTCGTTGGGGTCGCTCGCAAAGACGCGGGGGTTTGTTGTGGTTGCTGTTGTGTTTGGTCGCTTGCCTGAAGGTGTTCACGGATACACGGACGGGGAGCGGATTTTTGTTGATGACAGGCTGACGGCGGCGCAGTTGTTGTGCACGCTCGTTCATGAGGGGATCCACATTGAGCGGGGCCAGGGAACACGGCAGCTCGAGTCTGAGGAGATGGCCGTGCGTTACGAGACGGCCCGGCGACTGTTGCCCCTGGACAGGATCGCGGGGGCTTGTAAGTCCGGGAAGCTGTCAGAGATTGCTAAGGGGCTCGGTGTGACTAAGCGGGTACTCATGGACCGGGCCGTGACGTTGACCGATCAGGAAGCGTCAGACGCCGGCTGCTGGGATTGTCAGCTCTGCCCGGCGATCCAGATGCGGGCTCAACGGATGGTCGCCGCCTAAGAACGACAGAAGCGCCCCCGTTTTGCAGCAAGCGGGAGGCGCTTTTTTGTGCCCTGATGCAGTGAGCCGCAGTGACTAATCGCGTTGCCAAGCTGTTGACAAGGGCAACAACAGGATGGAATGGATGCGACAGAATGATACAAACAGCGTCTAACTTCCGCATGTTCTAGGGGTAAACCCGCTACATTCCGGGGTATTCACAGGAGTTCGAATCTCCTTAGCTCCACCCATTTAGGCCCTAGAAATCAAGGAACTTTTCGCCGCTGTTGCCAAGAGGCCTATTTATGTTGCCAAGCCTCTGTTAAACTTAGAGTGATGCACTACTCCCACTCAGTGAAAGACAGGCGCATGACAGCGATCCCAGATGAAGCGGTAGAGGCGGCGTGGGGCGTGAAGTATCGCAACGTGTACCCGTACGAGTCAGAGGAAGAAGCGCGCTGGCAGCTCTCCCTCGCGCAGATGGATGTGCCGGCAACGTTGGTGAAGAAAGTCGCAGGCGTATGGGTGAGTGCCCAATGATTTCCGACGAGGCAGGAACAATCGTCGAGGGCTACCCAATGTTTGCTCGCATCAAGGTAGTGGATGGACCTCTTGCGTCCTTCCCGATTGTGGAACGCGTCTATGGTGGGTGGCAGTCAGGGGCTATGCACTATCCGGACTCGCTGGTGGAAAGCTACGCACCTCTCCACCTGACGGCCCAGGAGTCTGCATGAGCATCCTAATTAATGTGGCGCTCTACGCTCTCCTATCGGCCCTTGCCCTAGCTGCGTTCGGCTTCGTATCTGTATGGGCATGTTCGCTCTTTGAGCGGAAGGAGCCCAAGTGATCCCGGGCGCTGCGTTCGAGCTACCCGAACCCATGCGGCAGATCCTGGAGCAGGCAGACGCAGCCTACGAGGACGCTTACAGCCGGGCGCACGAGCGATGGATGGAACGCGCCCGTGGCTAGTATCCGCACCCGTACCCGCGCAGACGGGTCAGCAGCGCATCAGGTGATGTGGCGGGAGAATGGCAAGGGCGACTCGATCACCTTTGACGATCGCCCCGAAGCTGAGATGTGGAAGCGGCTCCTTGACGCGAACGGAAACTCGCTAGGCGCCGCGACGAAGGTCTACGAGGATTCCCAGCATGACGGGCCGACAGTTGCTGAGGCGATGGTCACGCACATTGACCAGCTAGTCGGCGTCACCCCGTACACGTTGAAGCGGTACACGTCCGCTGTTCGCCTGCACTTCTCCGGGCCTTTGGGGCAGATGAAGATCAAGGCCGTCACGCACGAACACGTCATCCAGTGGATCAAGTGGATGCAGGGGCGGGATAAAGGGCCCAAGACTATCGCGGTCCAGCACGGGCTGTTGTCGGCGACGATGGAGACGGCTGAGCGGCAGGGGCTCATCGCCAGGAACCCATGCAAGGGCGTCCGGCTCCCCAAGCAGGTCCGCGTGGGCGATGATGGGGACGACATCGACATGGAAGATTTCAGGGCCATACGCGAGCGTACAGACCCGCACTTCCGACCGTTCCTAGACTTCCTCGTCGGAACAGGTTGCCGGTTCTCTGAGGCCACGGCTCTAGTTGCCAAGGACTTCACGCTCGACACGGATCCGCCGCTCGTGTTCATCACGAAGGCGCACAAGCTCGGCGGTGAAGGTGAGGCTCGATACGTTGGTGAGCCGAAGTCTAGGAAGTCTCGCCGGCGTGTGTCGCTGGCCCCGTCCACCGCGCTAGCCGTGCGCCCTCTCGTTGAAGCTGCCACGAAGGACAAGGGCCCAGTGTTCCGCATGAAGGACGGCGGCGAGTTCACCGCGCAGGCCTTTTACAATCGGTCCTGGAACAAGGCGAGGACTGACGCCGGGTTCGGCAAGGACGGGCATAAGCACATCACCGTCCACTCAATCCGCCACCTGCACGCCGCCGCACTCCTCCACGCGGGCATGGACATGTATCAGCTCAGCGTGCGCATGGGCCATAATTCCATCGGGATTACGTTGGATTTGTACGCTCACCTCATGCCGGACGCCCACTTCAAGGGAGCCCAGCACGCAGCCAAAGCGCTCGAGTTGCCAGACATCCCGGAACTAGACGAAGGAATCAGCGCATGACGATTGACGCGTTCCTGGAAGCCCGCATAACCGAGGACGAAGCCGAGGCAAGGTGGGTAGCGGATGAGGGCGATCACGGCAGCTCGTATGTTCAGCACCCGGACCGCATCCTTGCTGAGTGCAAGGCGAAACGGGCCTTGATCGAAACGTATGCGGATGAGCATGGCTCGCTGTCATGCCTGATACCACTAGCATCCGTCTATTCCGATCACCCGGACTACAATCCGCAATGGTCGCTCTGACTTAACCAAAAAACAGCCCGCCACCCTCTGATGAGGGTGACGGGCTGTTCTAGTTGTGCGCGCGCGGCGCGTCTGGGGCGTTGGGTTCCCGGACGCACGGCAACGATATTACACGTTATGCGGCGTGGTCGCCGGATTTGGCGGGCGTGGCGTACCCTGCGACGAAGACGAGGATGGACGTGATGGCGCCCTGTACGACTACGGGCATGTCAATGCCGGCGAATGTCAGCAGCCAGACGATGATGGTGGTCAGGGCGCCGGCTACGGTCGCGGCGGTCACTTTCGGGTTGATGTTCATGCGGCACCCAGCTTCTGTCCGAGCGCGGTGATTACTTCCGCGGCCACGTCCTTGCCGACTGCCGCGATCACGGCGTCAGCAATTGCGGCAGTGTCGGTAGCTCCTGGCTTGATCCCGGCGATCTGGCCCACGATGTAACCGCCGTCCGCCTTGTCGAGCTTCTGGCCGAGGGCCTTGGCGGTCGCGGCGTACTGGTCATCCCGCGCGCTGTTCATATAGGCGCCGTCTGCTTTGTTGAGCAGGTTTGCTTTGAGCCAGTCCTGAGTTTCTTTTGAAATCATTTCGTCATCCTCCGATGTGGTAGTTCCTTGTGGTGCGATCGCCGCGGATCCTGCGAGCCGGTCGATCCTTGGCAGGTCCCAGATGCCGGGGCATGCGGTTGCGTTCCATTGCCGGTGCGGGCTTAGTGGGAGTGCGCCGTACTGGTCGCGTAGGTAGCGGACGAGTTCGGCGACGGTGGCGTAGTCTGCGTCGGTCGCTTCCGGGTGGCATTCAATGCCGATGGTGGTGGCGTTGCCTACAGCGTTCCCGGAGTGCCAGGCGGCGTCCTGCGGGCTCACAAGGCAGTCGATCCGGCCCGCACTGACAACGAAGTGTGCCGAGGTTGCGCCAGGCCCGCTAACGAAGAACTTGACCACGTCATCGTGCCGCTGCCCGAAGACGCCCCAGTGATGGATGACAATGCCGTCGATGGTGCGCTTGCGTCCGAACGCTGCGGGGACCAGCGCGGCGGGCGTGTAGCCCTTCGCTGTCTGCGATTCGTTGATGGTTGTCATGCCTGCTCCTGCGTGTTGTCCGGTTTTTCGAGGTTGGGCCAGGGGCGCAGCTCCCGGTCGGTGACGCCGTGTTCGGTGCAGTCGCGGCGGAGCTGGGATGCGTATTCTTCGATGCGGCGTCGGTTGCGTGCTTCACGGTCGGCCCGTTCGCGCTCCTTTTCGGCGTCTGCCCATGCTTCGTTTCGCTGGTCCTTGAGGGACACGTTGCGGATCCGTTCGCGTCCGGCGGCGCCGCTGAAATATTTCATGAGGCCGTTTACGAGGGCGAGGAGTGCGCCGGATCCGCCCAATGTTCCGAGGACTGTCACGAGTAGTTGTGTTGAGTCCACGCGGGCCTACTTTTCTGGGTCGTAGGCGTAGTGCCGTATTTTGACGAGGCGGGCGGCGAAGGCGAGGATCGCGAAGATGACGAAGCAGATGGACGCTACCCTGACGCTTACTTGGGTGACGGGTAGCGCTGTGATGGCGACACCGTAGACGGCTAGTGCTGTCATGCAGAACCCGGATGCGGCGCGTTCAAGCCACCAGATGCCGGGTAGGACGGATACGGTTCCGAGCCCGCCGCCGATGAGGAGCATGGCGCCCCATGCGATTAGTAGCGTGTGCCCGAGCGAGGTTTGCACGGTGCGCGGCGGGTCCGTCACGACCGCGAGGCCTAGGACGCCAATTGCGATGTAGGCGAAGAAGTAGATCACTGACAGTGCCCGTGGTTCCTGTACTCGGAGCCACATGCGATGAGCGGCCTCGGCGAGTTTCTTATTGCGCATTGGTTGCCTCCCGGCGTGTTGTGACCTGCCGGGTTGGCGGTCGTATAGGGTTGGTGCCGTGTGGCCCTGGAGCGCAAGTCCGGGGCCATACGTTTTTGGGTTAGGCTGTGGGCATGACTGGGGAACAGAACTGCGACTTGAAGTCCGTAACGCTTGCCGATGTTGCCGCGATGGTGGCGTGGTGGAAGGGCCGGGCGGTTCCGGCTGCCGCCCCAATCGCCCTCGACGATGCCGAACCGGAGTTTGACACCGTCGAGGGCTTCGTCCACATCCGCTAGCCCACAAGGTGCGGCCCCCGACTCATATGAGATGAGGGCCGCATTTGTGTCATTCGGGTGTTGACCACGCCCCGGGGAGTGTGCCGGCTTTGATAACAACCATTGGAGTGTTGTCATTTGACGGCTGTGACGCACCGGTTGCTGGCTCCAGGAATGATGTGGTGTCAACAGCGGGAACCGGCACGGACGAGAGCGCCCACCCCGATTTGATGCCACCAAAGAAATTGGTGGGTGATCCGAATGGGATGCGAGAATCGTGTTGGCCGCTGACGGCTGTCATGATGGCGCTGGCACCAGTTGACGAGTGCTGCAATGTCCCCAGCACGTACTGTTCGTTTTTGCCGATATTGCAGACAAACGCAACGGTCTTCTGCCCACTGGTGGACACGTCGATGTCTGCCGACTGTGCAACCACTTTCCCGTCGGTGCGGTAGGCCACGATACGGACCTTCGCCCCGACTGCGCCGGCGGTTGTGACGTTTATCGAGGCCTCAACGATCTTGCCTGCGCGTGCGGCGGTTATGAGCGAACCCTTGAAGCTACCATTTGCCACGTTGTTCAGCGAGAGAGCGCGTGGCCCTGACGGGCCGTAGCACATATCGGGGACCATGCCGTAGGAGCCGGGCACGTGGCGAACGGGGTCCGGCATGGGGATGGGCGCCCGGAGTTTCGGCTGCACAATCGCACCCGCGGCGATTTTAGCGAGGTTGGCGTCGGTAATGTCGAACGTGAGCATTCCGCCATAGTTGCCGCCGCCAATGACGCGGCGGGCGGGGTTTACCATCATGCGGATGCTGTAGCTGCCGGGAAGGAGGGTCGCCAGGGCCGGCACCCAGTTGGCCAGCGCATAAGGGAAGACCTTGATAGGGTCCCCGATAACTGGGGCAACCTGCCGCATGTAGGGCGCGTCGGCGAGGTTGTAGAACGCGTAGACCTTTCCGCCAGGGGCGGGGACGATGGCGGTGTGCCCCATGCCGGTACCCATGGCGGTATAAGTGACGACAGCTCCGTTGCGCTTGTAGAGCCTATTCTCACCGTCCGCCATGCGCACCGTGGCGTAGACGTTGCCGCCATCTACGCACGCCCCAGTAACGACGTGCCCGGACCCGCCGGCAAACACCTTGACCGCAGCGTTATCCGGAAGTACGGGGAGTGCGATGGTTGCCCCGGCGGCGTTCTTCCACGTGACACCCTCATCAGGGGAGTACATGTAGCACAGATCAGTGTTTGAATCGATAGTGATTGTGTCCCGCCAGACCCACCACAGGTGAAGGGTCCCTGACGCGTCGTACACAATGCGGCTGGGGTAGGCGCTCATATCATCTGAGGCGACGTTCCAGTTGTGGCCCTGGAGGATCATTCCAACACGCGACCAGATTCGGGTTGTGGTGTTGTATTTGTTGAGCATGAGGTCGCCGTCAGATGACGTGCCGGAACGCCAGAAAAAGAACCGACCATCAACAAACCGGGGATAGGTGGTTTCAGTTTCGAAGGAATCGCCCACCATGCCGGGCGTCTCCCACCCGCCAAAGATGTTGTTCGGAGCCATGGAGCGAATGTAGTTCAGCGGAACGCGGTGGTGGTTGCCGGAAATGTGGAGATACCCGGCGGCGTCTACTGTAATGGCGAGTTCGTTGTGTTCATCTGCCGGGGCGGGCGCTGCGAGCGGGTTTCCGGGCAGGGTTCCAAGGTTGAACGTCTGCCAGGTGGACTCCCCGTCCTTCATGGAGGCGACGTAGGGGTTCATGTCGGATCCCCAAAACACGGCGTACACGGTGTTGCCGGGGACGCGGATGATCGCGTTCTGGCTGGTGACGGTGCCGTTAATCGGCACCGCGTCGGTCAGTGAGACGGGGAACTGGTCGAACCGGACGGTAGGGCTGTTGACTTCAGGCAATCCCGCGAACGTGGTTGCGAGCGTTGATGCCGCCAGCCCGGCGGGGAGGTTGGCTTCGGGCACGCGGGAGTCGGGCCCGAGCGGCGCGACACCGTTTGCGGCGCCCTTCTCTGCGGCGTTGAGCTTCCCGGATGCTGAGTTGTCAGCGATGGCCTTCACGGCAGTGTTTGTTGCCGTGCCGACGGTGCCAACCTTCGCCGCTGCGGCAGCGTCAAGCGCGGCCTGAGACTGGTAGATGCCCACCGCGTCGTCCGTGCTGAGCTTGCCCGCGTTGGATTCGTCCACGAGGCCAGCAACCTCAAGTGCGGTCGCGGATCCTGGCGTGGCAACGAGTGCGGCAACGCCCGTGTCCGTGACCTGCGCTGCTGCGGCGGCGTCCACGGCTGCCTGTGCGGCTGTGGCGGCGTCCTGCGCGGACTGGACCGCCGCTGCCTGCGCCGAAGCGGCGAGGGCTTCGGCCTGCTCCGTCCCAATCCCAGCAGAGGACGGGACCTTCACAACGGTTGTCAGGTCCACAACCCCGCCGGATGGCACGGCGAAGGAGTGCGTGGGGATCGCGAGCTTCTGCCCCGCAACCGTGCTGAACGAGTACGTCGCGTTCCACGTCCAACCCTCAACCGAGAGGTCGGGGTCGTCCGTGGCGATCAGACGAACGCCGCGGTAAGACGGCTCGAGCGTGCCCTGTGCCGGGGTGCACAGGTAGCCCTCATTATCGAGGACGGCGACCACGGAGGTTGTCAGGATCGTTGCCGGGTTCGGGGATGCCGTGGGATCCGGCAGGTAGGGGACGGAGGCTGTGAACGTCACGAACCCGGCAGCGGGTGCCGCGTCCGGGTCCTGGTCATCATCGACACCATCAACGACGCCGGCGAGGAACTGACCCGCGACCCGGCCCGTAGCAATATTCGTGGGCAAAAGCATGGGAGTCTCCTAGTTGGTCGGGGTGAAGCGGATGTCGTCCCAAGCCATCGAGAAGCTATCGCTGGAACCGTACAAGCCCATGCGGGTTTCGCCGAGGAACGCGGACTCGGTCGCGGTCACGACGGTTGAGCCATTGACGCGGAGGATGATGTTTTGCCCGTTGAGTTCGACCTCGTAAACATCGCCGTCAACGGGGACGTAGGAGGAAGTGGCGAGAATGTACGAGGATCCAGCAACACGCTTGTAGAGTGAGATGGGTGCGCCGGCGGTCGCCTGCACCGCGAACAGGTGGTTAAGTGCATCCTGGTAGCGGAATACGGGCCCGCCCTTGCGGGTGGAGCCGAGGGCCGCGGCAGTGACTTTGAGCTTGCCGTTAGTGGCGAGCCCGTCAAGCCATGCGAAGTTGCGGAGGTCGCCGGACCTGTTGACAGCCCGGCCGAGGGAGTCGCAACGCCACACGGGCGCAATGCCGGTCGAGTCGTACCGCCACAGCTTCCCCTCGCCCGATGTCATGCTGAGCTGTGCGGTGTCGCTGACGGGCCGGTCGAAGTTGTCGAAGAAGCCCGGCTGCTGTACCCGCGGCAGGAGGGAGTTATTGAAATAGGTGTTCAGGATGATGTCCATTTACGCTCCTACGGCGGTGACGGTGACGGGTGAGGATTCGGCGGCGCCGTTGAGTGCGGTTACGCGGACCTGTGTTGTTCCTGCGGTGACGGTGACGGTTTCGGTGAGTGCCATGCCCCATGCGCGGGTGACGGTGGTCCATGCGCCGGCGCCGGTCTTCGTCTCAACCCGGTAGCCGGTGGCGTGTGACTGCGGCGCTGCCCAGTTGTACGCCGCCGAACTCGTGGCAAGGTCGAACGTCTCAGACTTCGCCAACGACTCGGGGGCCCCTGACCACTGGACTGTGAGCGTCGTTCCCGACTTGGAGGCGGTCACGTTAGACGGCGGCTGCGGTGCGGCGCTTTGGTTGTTGCCGAGTGCCTGCCAGTAGCCGGCGAGGTACGTTTTCCCCAGGTACTCGACGCCGACCTTGGAGAAGTGGGTTGTGTCGCCGTCGTTCGTGGCGCCGCGCAGTGACGGCGCGAAACCGGTGTATGCGACGCGGGATGGGGTGCCGGAGTGTGCCCGGTTGACGTTTTCCCGCGGCAGCCCGGACTCTTCCATGAAGACGATGGACATCTGCCCCACAACGAACGGGAGCGTTGCGCCACCCAGTGAGGTCCGAAAGTACGAAATGAGCCCGTCCAGCAGCCCCTCATAGGTTGACTGTGAGGTGCTGCCGTTCTGCTCGCCCTGGTGCCAGAGGATGCCCTTGGTAGCGACCGTGTACCCTGCTGCGCGCGCGGCCTCGATACCCTCCAAGGTTTGCGCTACGGCGAGTGCGGGAAGGTCGAGGGCCGGGTCAGTTGCGACGTTCGGGGACCATGTCAGCGTAGTGGTGGACGTCGTGAAGCCGGTTGCGCCGTGAGCCGCGGGGATGATGAGGACGCCCACGTTCGCGGGCTGCGTCTTCAGGTAGTTCTGGGCGAACGTCGTTGCCGGGGAGATGCCCGAGGCGGCGTCGTGCATGTCCAGCGGAACCGTCGCAGGTTCGAGGACGCGCCGGGTCGCACCGAACTGAAGAATCCGCGGATCCTTGACCTCGCCGCCGATAGGCAAGCCGCGCCCGGACATGTTCGACTGACCAGCAGCCAGGAACACATGCAGAGTATCGACCGCCGATGACGTGCCGCCCGTGGAGAACGCGGGGTCGTAGATGTACGTCCGGCCTGCGGGGTCCACTTCCAGCGCGACGTACCCGTTAGCGTCCGTGACCCGGAACCCATCAGCGGCACGGAAGGTGGAGCCGGCAGCGAGAACGTCACCATTGGCTGCGACTCCGAGCGCTTCCTTCCCGTTCAGGTCCACAATCCGAAGCTCGTCTTTCGCCCCAGGCTGCGGCAGTCTAGCCTCGAGCGCGTCGAATGCGTCCTGCATGACACTGTCGCCGGGGTCGCCCTTCTCACCCTTGGTGAGCAACTTCCCGGCCTCGACGTTGGCGAACATGTCCGTCAGAAGCCCGCTGCCGGTCACGACAACCAGCCACGGGATTTCCTCGGTCGAAGTGTAGTTCCCTGCCGAGTCCAGCCATTCGATGCGCAGCCGGTACGCGGTCCTAGGGTTGGTGGATGAGTAGTAGGTGAGGCTCGTGCTGAAGGACCCGTCGGACGCCGCCGTTACCCGAACTTCCTTCGGCAGCATCAACGTGCCGTCAGACAAGGACGCCGGGTTCGTTGGTGTGAAGACCAGCGTGGCGCCGCCGATGGCCTGCGGACGGAAGTCCTTCACGTTACCTGTGACAGTGGACAAGGACGCCTCCTGGGCATGAGCCAGCGCTGGGCTGGGGGTTTTAATCTGTGAACCGATCCGCTAGACTCGCGGCATGGGGAAAATTGGGGGGGTTCTGTTGGCGGTACTAATCGCCGCAACAGCGTCTGCATCTTCGGCCCCGGCAGCGGTTGGCCCAGTGGCTAACGTCAAGCCGGTCGCTAGCATCCAAGGCGACATGCTCAACGAGCTACGCCCGCTCATGACCACACTGAAGGCCGACGACGCTGCACTGATCAGCGAGGCTTACGGCGCCTGCATGTCGCTCGTATTCCAGAGCAAAGACGCATACCGTGAAGGCGTCATGAAGCAATACGCGGACGTGAAGCTGGCCGTTGATCACCTCACGGTCGCCGCAGCCGCGAAGCACTACCTCTGCCGCTAAACGATGCGCTTGATTCGCTTCGTAGATGGATCCATGTAGAGGTTCGAGGACACGCCGGACACCGTTTCGAGGCCGTCAATTTTGACGTAGCCGTCACCAACCGTGAGCTGCGAGGCGCCGGCGAAGACCGCCGCCGTCGTATCAGAGATGAAGCCAGCGTTTCCAGCGCCCTTTACTAGGGTCGGGCCAGGGCCGCCCTGAACGCCGCCTCCGCCAGAGAACACAATTGACCCGCCCGAAACTGAGGGGTCGATTGTCAGGCCGCCGGCTTTGATCTTGCCGCCGCCGGTCACGTTCACGTCATTCTTGAGATTGGTCACGCCCTCAACGTCAAGCGTGCCGGTCGTTGTCATAGGTCCGTCTACGTCGAAGTTGCCTGTCACATCCGTTGGGCCGTCAAAGTGAGTCGGTCCAGTGAAGGTTGACTCGCCCGACTGGGTAAGCGTGCCGGTGAAGGTTATTGTCCCGTCGGCCTGGAGCGTGCCCGTGATCGTCGCCGTACCCGTGACGTTGAGCCCGCCATTCTGGATCGTGATTACGCCGCCGTCATAGACGCGCAAGCCATTCGAGCCGATGGACGCATTCTGCAAAGGAGAAGCCGTCTCCAGCACCCGAAGCCGCCGCAGAATGTCGGCCAGCTCCCCCCTCGAAAGGTCATCAAGACCAGCCATCACGCACCCCCAGTTGGTTGAAATTCAAGCTTTACCTTCTGCCCCAGATCACCCGAATAGCGGATGAGGCGATGCTGCTGCCAGCCGTCCGGGATCCAAGGATCATCCTTCGAGTACAAGGACAGCGCCCCGTTCAGGCGCAGATCAGTAACCGTCGTCTGGTCGGGAGCATCGCCATTACCACCGGAAGCGAGCATGTCAAAACTCCACTGCACCGTCGGCGTCGTATGGATCCGCAAACCCTCCGAAACGAACCCGTCCAACTTCGCAACATCCTTGACATCCTTATGCGCCTCCGAAGCCTGCAACAGAGGGTAAGAAGTCGCCCACACGTTCGCTCGGATAATCGAATCAGCCTCAGTGCCCTGACCCACGGCGAACACGTTGTTAGCCAGCTTCGAGCCGTCCTCCGTGACCGTGATCCCCGAAACACCCGACTGATTAGCCGACATGTTCCAGGTGTACGTGCCGAACTGTTCGTTAGACCTCATCTGCCACTGCAAACCAGCGGGACCCCAGATAGGCCGGAAGTCCACGTCAGGCCCGTCCGGCTGATCAATAAGATCCTGGAGCGCATCGGCAACAGGCTTCAGCAGGTAGCCCGCGTACGTCTGATCCCTGGAGCCGGTAAAGTCGCCCCAGTAGACCATCGGAAGATCCGAGGTGCCCGTCTGGACAACCTTCTTCACGACCGTTGAGACGCTGAGGTTCAAAAACTCGAGCTTCGTCTTCTCAACGCCCGTCGTGCTCTGAGACACCAGCAAACGCCGGGACAGGATCGACCAAATGTCCGAATGCTCAACCGTCAGCGTCTGCGAATCCCGGTCATAGGTGCGCTTCCAAATGATCCCCGCGTAGACCGGCTCACCCGTGGACTGAAGCCCCGGAGCCTCAACCCACTCAATGACCAGCGTCCGCGCAACCAGCGAAGTAAGACTGCGCATATCCAGCTCGGCAAACGTCGGATCAGCGAGCTTGAAAGTCGCCTGACCCGAAGCCCCAGAGTTCAACGCCCGCTCCCATGTGAACGACGCCGCCGGCAATCGCGCCAACTTCTCACCAGTCGTCGTATTACAGACCCAAACATTCCAAGCCACGAGGTCTCCTAGATGTAAGTGTCAGTAATGGTGATGGTCGCCTCGGCTGAGCCGCCGCTAAGCACGTTGATGTCAAAGTCCACAGCCTGACCAGCAGGCACAGCCCACACGTCGGCACTGTCAACGCCGGTCGGAACAACAGTCCCGTTCACCCTGAGCCGGCCATCCGTGAACTCGATACGATGCGGGATGCCGGTAACGAGCGCACGCGAAACCTTGTACTGCTTCCCGCCGGGCCCGTTCAGCCGGTACCCATTCGCCGCAGAACCACGAACCACCACAGTCGGCAGCGCATCATAATTCCCGCGGTGGAAAACCGAGACGGTTCCGTTCGTCCGCACGAAATCCGCGGAATTGCCGAACTTCCGGGGGTCTGGGCACTTCAACCGAACCTGCCACTGAGCGAACGTGTCAGTAACCGGTGTGAATTTGACCCCGCTATTACGCTTCGCATCCGCCCACTGAACAGACCCATGCCCGGCCACCGTGAGGCGACCAGACATAGGGCCCGTGAGGAAGCTGCCGGCCTCGTGCAACTGGTTGTGGCCCTTAGTGCGAAGGGTCCCGTTGATCGTCACAAGCCGCGCCTGGTTGTAGATCGGCAGGTCGTACTCGCCGTCCGCATTGGGCCTATCCTGGGACTCACCCTTTATCTCAGGCGAATCCCACCAGCCCTCGAGGTCGCCAGTGACGGCCCACTCGCCGAAGCGGTCCGACCCGGAAAGGGTGCGCCCCGCCCATGTGATTAGCTCAGGCAAGACGCACCCCGCCCTTCGTGTTGATTATGTGAGTAACGTCCGCCGTGATGTCCCTGCGCAACTGCACGGGATCCAGTGCGGTCAGGTCGCCGAAGTTGAGCGTCAGCCCAGGAGATGCCCCGGCAGCAACAGGTGCGGCCTGACGGGCAGGCGCACTAGCCGGCGCCATCTGCGCATTCATCCGGTCAAGATTCCCGTAGCCGATAGCCCGAGCCGCCGACGCCTTCAACACATACTCATCCTTCGACAGCATGTGAGGGACCGAATCAGACGTGTCAGTGCCAGGCCCGAAGACCCGCCCGCCAGTTGCCTTGTTCAGGGGGTTGCTTGGAGTGCCTGGCGGGATTGCGTAGACGCCAGCGCCCTGACCGTACGAACCATCCGCGAGGGTTGAGGGCAGACCCACCCGCTTCTCGAAGCTAGTCTTGTACGTGTCGATCATGATGGAGATTCGGCGACCGTTGAGGTCGTCCAACTGCTTCTTCAGCGCGTCAGCCTGGGCCGCAGCAGTCTGCTCAATCCAGGTCTTCACGTCCACATTAGGCGGGACGCCAAGAATCTTGCGCGCTAGGTCCTCCGCGGCCTTGCCGTGAATGCCCATCGCGTCAGCGTTCGCAACAATGTCGTCGTAGCTGGTGCTGAGGGTCTTCTGAAGATCCTCCTGCCCCAGCCCCTCCTTAGCCTGCGCCGTAACCTCAGCCATACCCTTCTGAGCAATATCCTGAAGTGCGGCGTTTGCCTTGGCGCCTGCCTCGGTCGTGAGGTCAAAGTCCGTGGCGTTGTCGTTGAGCGTGCGGCCCATCTTGCCCTGAGACTTAGCGATCTCCTCCAGCACCTTCGGGACGTTCCGCAGCGACTCGTTGTAGGCGGCGTTCGCGTCACGGGCTGACATGGTGATAAGCCCCGTCGCGAACAACTGCTCCAAGAACTTGTCCATGTCAGTAATGACACCGCCAAGCTCAACGCTGGAATCCTCAAGTGCCTGCTTGAAGGTATCCGTGCCCGCGGCTGCGCCCTGCATGGAAGTGGGGATCCTGCCTAGCGCGAGGTCCAGTAAATCCTGTTCACTGAGGACCACGCCCGACTTCGTCGCCAGCTCCTGCAAGGCATCCTTGTAGCCCGGCATGGATTCGAGCGCTTCTTTCGCACCCTTGCCGTTCCTCTGAAACTCAGTCGTTAGCTGCTGGAAAGCCTTGGCCGCGGTTTCCGCCCCGCCGTTCTTGACCAGGTTGCCCATCTCGCCGCCAAGACCCTTTAGTCGGTTCTCAACCTGAGTTACATCCGATTCGGAGAACCCGAGGAGCCTGTTTGCCGGGTCGGCTAAGTTCTGATTGAGCCAGTCGTTGCCGTCCTGGTGGGTCAACCTGCGAACCGCGTCAGACATGCTGTCCACGCCAGCTACAGTTTCCCCGAAAGCCAGCTTGTCCCAGCCTTGGAATACCGAGTCGAGGCCAGACCCGTCAGCAGCCTTCCCGACCTTCAGGAGCGCCTGCCCAAAGTCCTCGGTGGACTTCGTATTCTTGTCCGTGAAGACTGCGCCAGCAACCTGCAACGCCACTAGTGCCACGGTGGCGATGCCCGCCGCCTTGCCGACATTCTTGATGCCAGCAGCAGCCTTCGGGGACTTCTCGGAGAGCGCATCGAAGGAGCCCTTGAACTCCATGAGTTTAGGGAGCGCGCTAACCAGCATCCCGGACACAAGCAGTCCCGCCCCGGCCACTCCAGCGATGCCAGTGCCCGCTGTCAGGACCGGCCCGGGAATCTTGCCGACAGCATCCACTAGGTCCTCAGCGCCCTGCACAATACCCCGCAGCGCCTCCGCGGCGCCGGATCCGCCCTTGATCAGAACCGAATCGAACGAGCCGCCCAGCTTCTCGAGGTCGCCCGCAAGGTTGTCCTGCTTGATAGAGGCAGTCACCGCCGCATACCCGGCATCGTTGACCTTGTCGGTCCAGTCGGAGATGCCCTTGGCGCCCTGCTCGTAAAGTACGTTCGCGGCACGCACGGCGTCAGATCCGAAGATGACGCCCATAGCCGCGTTGCGGGCCTCCGGCGTCAAGTCCTTCATCGAGGTCTTCAAGTTCTCAGAGAACTTAGCCAGGCCGATAAACTGGCCCTGCGCGTCATACGCGGAGATGCCCAGATCCGACATCATGTTCTTAGCCTCGAGCGACTGCGGCGTGAGGCGTTGCAGCATCGTCTTCATGGACGTGCCCGCATCCGAGCCAGTCAGGCCCGCGGACGCGAACGCGGCGAGCCCGCCCGTAGTCTCCTCAATGCTCAGTCCGGTAGACGCCGCAACAAGGCCCGTCTGATTCAGCGCCGCGCCAAGATCCTCAACCGAGCCCTGAGCCTTGCCAGCGCCAGCCGCCAGGAGGTCGGCAAGGTGGGGTACCTTTTCGCCGGAAAGCTTGAACTGCGTGAGGGCAGACGCGCTGATTTCCGCAGCCTTAGCGACATCCAGCGAACCAGCCGCAGCCAGCGACAATGCACCGGTGAGCCCGCCGCCTAGAATGTCCTTCGTGGACACGCCAGCCTTCGCCAGCTCGTCAATACCCTGCGCGGCTTCCTTCGCCGAGAACGCCGTATCCGCGCCGGCATTGACAGCAGCCTCACGCAGAAGCTCCATGTTGCCGGTCGTTTCATGCGTAGACGCCTGAACCTCAGACATCGCCGAATCAAACTCCATGAACGACTTCACCGCGATAGCAACACCGGCCAGGAGCGCGCCACCCATGACCATCGAAGCCTTGCCGACGCGGTCCAGATGCTGCTCATTCTCGCGAGCAAACGAAGCCGTCCGGTCGGCGAAATCAGTTGTCGCCTGCTGCGCCGTGCGCATCCCCGACACGAAACCCTGAACCCTGGCCTCAAGCGCGATAGATATGCTGCGATCAGCCAAGGGGGCCTCCTGTTATTGATTTACGGGTCTAATGCGGGGGCGATCATCAGCGCTGAATTGTGCGGCTGGTCCTTGTAAGGCTCCATCGCGATAGCCCGCGCCGTCGTGGCATGGCATCGAATCGGCAGCCCGCCCTTGAACTTCATTTCGTTCTCAGGGCTCGTGCACACCGACAGCGGGGAGCCACACAGCGGACAGAGCGAGCCGCGGTAAGCCTGCAACGCAAGCATCACCGTCTGCTCGCCCTCGTCCCACTCAGGTTCAGGCCGGGACGACACAAGCCGCCCCGCCGAATACTCATACGTTGTCGCAGGCTCCCAGCCGTGGAACCGCTTCAATGAAATGCCGAGAGCGTGCGCCGTCTCTACGTCTGATCTGAGTCCTGGATCATCCTGAAGGCGCTGAGCGAAAAAGGGACCTCGTTACGCCCCTTATTCACGCGCAAGGTAGCGAGGACAAAATCCTCATACTGCGAATCGGTCATGTCATCCGCGAGGGCATCCCACTCGTCCGCGACAACAAACGGCAGCGACTCGCCGGCGTGGTTCTCAACACCAGCAATGGACTTCGGCACCGCAACCTTCATCAAGGCCTCAACATTGAAGCCGTACGACTTATCCAGCGCGTTACCATCACGCGGGGCATTGGCCGCAACCAGATCGTTCCAGTCGCCACGCCTCATCCCACGGACCAGGAACGAAACCGTCGCCGCCTTCATCTCTTCCTCAAGGTCATTGACCTTCTTGGCCAAGCCCTTAGCCGGATCGTTCAGGCGGGCATCAGCGAGGGACTGCGACCGAGCCACGTTGAACTCAGCCTCAGCCGCCTCGTGCGCCGCCTTCAGGTCGCCATCCAGGCAAAACAGGACACGCGTCTCAGGACGCTTCACAACAAGAGCCATCAGATATCTCCAAAGTCTTCTAGCGGGACAAGTGGGACTTGACCTGTTCGCCCGCGGTCCCACAACGCACGGGCGAACAGGGGTATCAAGGAAGAACTACGCTTCGATTGCCACGTTGATCTTCACGGCGCCGCGAACGAACAGCTTCTGCCCGGTCTTCAGGACCGAGTTAGCTTCCGGCGGCATGTCGTTGTACTCGCCCGGGTTCACCGGGTAAATGGTGACCTTCTGGCCCACAGCGAGCGCATCGCCATAAGGAACGCCGGTACGAACAACCAGGTACTGCTCAGCGCCGGGCACGAGAGTGTCCTTCGCCTTGTTGTACGTGGACTCGTTCGGCGAGTTCGTGTTGTCGATGTACTCGACCTCAAGGCCACGCTGCGAGCGGCCCTTCTGCTCATACGTCTGAGTCGTGCACAGTCGCTCATCGGTGATGACCTGCTCGGACAGGGAAGGCTTGTAGCCCCCACCCGTCAGGTAGCAGGAGATGTCAACCGCGCCGACGCCATTCAGCTCAGTGAGCTTCGGAGCGTCAGTGTCAGCGATAGCAGCAACAAGCTTGACGAGAACATTGCCGTCAGCGGGCGTACTCGGGATATCGACAGCCATTTAGCTTTCCTCTTTCTTGGATGCCCGAATGGGCTGTAGTTTGTGCTTCGGGGGTCGAGGCCGGTCCACGGCGGGGTAACGGTCACTCTTGACGGGTGTGAAGATGCCCTCAGCAACCCGCCAGTCTTGCTCCGGCACGTCGAACTCGTGACCGGAATCTTTGTCTTTCACCCTGATAAACAAGGGGCCTCCTAGGGCATAGAAAAAGCCCCGGAGTGCGGGGCTTGGTTGTCAGCTTCTGGAGCCCGTCAGGACCCAATCAAAGGGCTGGTATAGGGGGTGCTGACCGTTGATAGTCACGTCCTCGTCCGGCAACAGCGGCTGATCGTTGCCGACCGACTCAACCGCGCCGAGAACCCAACCTGGAACCTCGGGGCGTTTACCCTCCAGCGCGTCCGTGAGCTTCTGCGCCACAATCCGCACCGACGAAGCAGTGAGCCCCACAACCTGTGTACGCGACCGCAGCACACGAGCAGACACCGACCGCGCCAAGGATCGCTCAGCAACAGTCGGAAAGTTCGTCACTACGAAGACGTAAGGGAACGTTGGCGTGGATGGCACGCGATCCTTGTAGACCGTCACGCCAGTAATCAGCGCCTCAAACCCGGCAGCAAGAGCATCGCCCGTCATAACTGACCCGCCCATCTAGCCGCCAACGCATCAAGCGCCGACATCGTCCGCGGCTCCTCAGAACGCAACGGCTTATCAATGTCACCCGATCCACCACCACGACTAGTGCCGAAATAGTAGATGTTGCCGAGAGCGCCACCGCGGCGGGACTTATCCGGGCCGACCACATAGCGTGCACGGCCTGGCAGGTAGTAAGACTCGTAGGTGATCGACCCGGCCATGCCCTTGAAGTGTTCAGAACTTGCCGCGTCCGATTGCAGTTCGTTCTTCATGTTCTGCACGCCCCTCTTCAGGACCGCATCAACATCTTTCAGGGCAGAACCTGCGACCCTGCCGAGGTTGGTGGAGAACTGCCGAAGCTCGGCGACTCCGTCACTCACGCGACCACCTCAGAAACCCGCGTCCGCTGCGCAGTCGCAAAGGACTTATGGAACAACTCAGTGACCCGGAACTCAGAACCCACAAGTTGCGGATCCAGAACCGAAGCCGTGATCGTCACAACGTCATCCACCATCAACGGGCCAGCCGCAACCGGGAAATCAACCCGCGAATCCTGCACCGTAAACGCATGCCCGCCAGCGTTCGGGTTCGAGGCTTGGGAAATGGTTTGCTGCACCTTGCACGGGCCGCTGTAGACCTCAATGGGGGAGTTGGTAACGTCTCCCGTTTCTGGATCCGTCACCGCCTCGCCCGGGCGCGTGATCGTGCACGCGTCGATCATTAGGGACTCGGCCTGCGTCCTCAAGAATGGCAGGGCGCCTATAACGTCCTCCGCGAAGCTCACAGGTCGCCAGTCTCATAGATCGGAACGCCGGCAATGTCCACGCCACAGGAGCAATAGTTCGCGCCCATCATCAGCGAACACCACGGCAGGTGCCGCGAATAGGTGCTCACCATGTCGATGGAGAAGGCGCCGCTAGTCTCAACCAGCCCCAGCAGCGCCCACCACTCATCAAGGATCGTGACGCGACCCTTCCCAGACTTGTAAGACCGGGAAGACGAACCATCATCGACAGCAACCGTGACCTGCGTTGCATCGTCCGGGCGCTTGATGTGCGCCGCGACAGCCTCACGCACCACATAATCCAGCCGCGCCTCATCGGGCGCTTCCGCCCCAAGCAGGACGCGCCTGGCATCAATGAGCATGAGCGCATCATCAACCCACATCTGCCACTGCTGCTCAGTGACAGACCCCGGCTCGGGGACGGCCACACCCAGAGCGACCGCAAGCATATTTGGCGTCACAGACATGACCGCCCCCTTCTACTATTTGTTGGACTGTGCGCGGCGAGACGCCGGCTTGTCTTCCGCTTCGGCCTTGACCGCCACGGGCTTCCACTCGCCACCCAAAAGGGCGGCAGTGGAGTCCGCTACGGTCATCACCGCACCGGTCAACTCGTTACGCAGGCGCGGCATTAGACCGCGTCCACGATCTTGGCGAAGTTGCGGTCAATCTCAGCGATACCCCAGCCGTAAACAACCTCAGCGCGGAACGCAATCTGGTTGTTGCGCTTCAGGTCGCCGTTGCCGTCCGGGTCACCGAACTCGATGAGCTCCAGGCCGATAGCCTTCTGAACGCCCCAGCGGACGGCGGTGAAGTCGCCCACAATGGCGCGGAGCTTCGTGTCCACAGCGGCGACTCCGGTAGCGCCGACAGTCTTCGAGGTCGCTGCGCGCAGAGACTCGAACACGGAGGACTCGTTGGCGAAAGTGAAGTCCGGGTACAGCTTCTGCCCGGTGCTGGCGATGCGCTGAGCCGAGATCCGGGCCGCGAACTTGGGATCCATGGCGATGCCATTGGGGACACCGTTTGCGGCGAGCAGGGCGGCGATAGCAGCATCAGTGGACACGTAGGGTGCGTCGGCTGCGGCGTACTCGACAGAGGTCGTCGCGTTGACGAGCTTCTGGGTCATCCCGGCAACCACGGCGCCGGTCTTCGGGTTGATGCCGTGGATGACGCCGTAGTCCAGTGCGCGGGACAGTGCCGGCTGGATCTGGTCGAGGATCTGCTGAATGACGCCGAGCTGGTGGTCCTCGTCGGCCCACTTGACTTCTTCCGTGAACCGGATGGTCTTCTGGAACTTGAAGTTCTCGACGGTCTGGGTCGTCTTCGTGATGTCATTCGAGGACTTGTTCGCGCCTTCGCCGACGTACTCAGCTTCGCCGGAATCGAAAACGAACGCTTCGCCCTTGCCGAACTTCATCGGGGTTGCGCCCGAGAGCTGGGAGATGGTCGAGCCCTTGTGGATGTTGTTTACCCACGGATCGAGCAGCTGCGTGGGGATGGTCAGTGAGCCAGTGGTAAGAGCGGCCACGAGGGCCTCCTATTCCTTGTTGAAAAGTTTCTTGGTGAACTCCCGAAGGTCTGCGCCATCGCCCGAGGTGCTCGGGGACTGGCCTTCCTTCGGGGCAAAGTTGCCTTGCTTCTTGCGGTCTTCTACCCGACCCGCAAGGCGTTGCGCCTGCGCGGTGAGGGTGTCGAGGTCCGCTCCGGTGAGGAACAGGTCAGCGTCAGACGGCTCGCCTTTCGGGCCCTTCTTCGTACTGATACCAAACTCGGCCGCAACGCTGGACCGAAGCGCCACGGCTTCGGCCTGCTGCGCCCTGGTTTCCATTTCCTTGACTCGCTGCTCCAGGGTCTGGGTTTCGCCAGCCTTGGAACGCAGGTCGTCGTAGTCGCCGAACTTGTTCTTTGCCTGCTGCGCCAGCCGCTCGCGAACGATGCGGTCAACGTCAGCCTGTGTGAACGACTGCGCCGGCGACGGCTGCTCAGTTTCCTGCGCGCCTTCCGGTGCGTCCTGCTGCTCAGCGTTCGTGGTTTCGTTACTCATCGGATTGCCCCGTTTCCGTCCCGTCGGACATTAGACCGGTCTTGAAGCGCGACCGTAGCGCTGCCCCCAGTTATCCGGGGAAGTCTGAAAAGTTGGTGTTCAGGTACTCGCGGAGGTCCGCTTGCTGCTCCGGCGTCCTACGTTTACGGCTCGCAACGTACTGCATCGCGTTTGCCTCGTCGCCGTAATCGTTAGACGAAAACACGGGCTGTGCAGTGCACTTGCAGTTCGTATGGGTAGCAAACCGAGCCGTGCTGTCCAGGTAGACGGCGCCCCTAGAGGCGAGCATCACGCAAAGCTTGCAACCGCCATTAGTCACCCGCCGCCAACCGACCGCGGAAGGATCCCGGCGCCTGTTCGTAAGCACCGTGTCCCGGAACGGACGCGCCGACTCCAACTGCACAACATCAGCAAGCCGCCCCGCAGCAGTAGCCGGGTCATCGGCGAACAACGGATCAGCCGCCCAGGCAACAGCCCGACGCAGCTTCTCCGTGCGGTCAATAATGATCGGCTCCGCAAGATACAACTTCGGAGGTGCGGCCCGTTCCCGCTCATCGTCATAGAAGTCAGCCGCAAGAGCAGAAGACCCCGCAGAGTAGTAAGCGACAATCTCAGGGACGCCATCGAGCAGTAATGCCCGGCGCTGCTCCGGGGTGCCGGAAGACCTGCCGAGTAGGGACGTGACCGTATTGACGGCGCCGGCGGTTACAAGCTGTAGCGCCGCCTTAGAGTCAGCCGCCGTTAGCATTAGCCTGCGGCGTCGGCGGTGTCAGGGCAGCCACAACAGCACGCCCAGCAGCGCGCCGCTTATCCGCCATCGCCCGCCGGATCTGCTGCTCATCAAGCCCCAGCAGCTCGAGCCCGACCTCAGTCTCAGCAAGCCACGGAACAACACTGATCTGCTTAGCGCCAGCATCAGCCGCAGCCGCCTTAGACAGGTAGATAGGGGAGCGCCACTTAGTCTCAATGGAGCCCCAGGCCTCAGGAACCTCAGTGAGGCCGTTCTGAATCGCAAGGGCCCGGTTCACAGTGCGACGGATCGGAACAGACCAGTCATCCATCGTGCCCTCAGCCTCAGAAATCAGGTTCTCCCGAGACGCCGAATAAGCATCGGCGCTAGTCGGGTTCGCCATGTCCGTCAGCGCGAAATCAGAGTCAGGCAGGTCAGTCTCACGAGCCATCAACTTAGCCAGCGCATTCAACTGCGCCAGGTGAGGCTCAGGCGACGAAGCATCAAACTGCTTCACGTCAGCGCGAGGATTGACCGCCTCGTCATCGTCCGGGATGCCGAACGTGCGACCGAGAGCAATCTGCCAAGACGCCTTCGGCGAACCGTCAGCATTCTTAAAGATCGACTCGTCAGCGCCCAATAGGATCAGCTTAGGAATCGTGTAGACATCCATGTGACCCTCAAGGCGCACCAGCGAACGCAGAGCAGAGTCCTGATGGCTCATAACGGGCCGCGTAATCCGAGAGCGACCCATCCTGCGAGAACCCCGCGGGCGGTACACCAGCGGCTCAGCAGGGACGCCCCAAGGGTGCTCGGAACGCGACACCTGCCACTCGCCGTCCACCTTGTCGGCGTTGATCGTCAGCCCATCAAAGTACAGGACAAAGCCAGTGATCTTACCGTCCTCGCGGGACGTGACCGACAGAAGATTATCGAGTGACCGACGCCGCGTGTTCCACTCGCCGTAAGCGTTCAGGGCGTCCTTAGCGTGCACCAGCGATGCCGGCTCGCCCTCGGACTCGTCGCCCTTGGTTGTAATCAGGTACGCCACGCCATGAAGCAGAGAATCGGTGCGCGCCTGCGAGATCTCCGAGAACAGGAAGTTACTTTCCTCGAGCTCGGACATGCCCAGCGAATCAAGATCCCCGCCAGCCCAAATCATCTTCTCCAGATTGCAACGCCGCGCCAACCCATCGACGCCCTTAGCAGCCCAGCCAAGAGCAAGCCCGATATTCGCGTACTGCGGCGGGATCACACTACCAACCTGCTGAGCAGCGCGCTTCCCGTCATAGTAAGACGAGCGCAAAAGGTTACGCGGAGACTTCCGATGCAACCCCTCGGCGCACCGGTTCAGGGTCGCCAACTCATCATCGCTAAGCCCAGGAACAAACAGCTTCTCGAAAGTCATAGAACCACCGCCGTCCTAGATCCAGCACGCCGCGAAGGGCGATGCACGTTATCGTTTTGAGCGCCCCAAAGGGCAAGAGTTTCCGCCACAACAGGCGTAATATCGGATGCTGCATCTTTGCGGTTCCACGCCCAACCGCCCGCAAGCGGTCGCTTCCGAGCCAGGGACAGCGCCACGTTTACCTGCGGCTGATCCGTATGAAGAACCGAACGGTCAATGATGCCGTCGTAATACTTCGCACAAGCAATCGCCATGTCCCTGCCTTCAGCAGCCGCAAGAGTCACAACGATGTCGGTTCCGATCAGGTAGTTACGGTCACGCCGGCGCTCCACAAGGCCCGACATCTCATCCACGACAACGGCGTGCAAGCGATTCTTAGAGGCGCGTGACACAACCCACGGGATGACCCAGTCAACGCCCTTGCGGGAATCGTCAAGCTCCACATGCCAGCGCCCATCTGCACGCTGCCCAGCGAGTGCAACCGAAGCAATAGAGCGGTTAGGGGGAACGTCAATCGCAAGCGAAAGGCGGTCGATAGCCATCGACGCCGGATCCGCTGCCAGATTCCACGAAACCTCATCAATGACACGGGCCGAATCCTCCGCATCCCAGATACCAAGGGCCTCACGCTTGAACGAATCATCATCGGTCAAGTTCTCCCGCATGCGCTCAATCGACTCGACCGGCGTGCGGTGAGGGAACGACGGATTAGCCTTCGCCCACTGCTCACGGTCATCAGGATCAGCCTGAGGATCCGCAGCGAACTCCACATAGACAATGCTCTTCGCCTTGCCCGAAAGGGCCTTAGAGCGGCGGTTAGAGAACTCCTCGCCAGGGTCAGTAGGCCGCGGCGGAGTCCCCATGAAGAACAGCAGCGCGCCGGCCTCCTGCGTGGACTGGTTCGCCGCCGGAACCATATCCTCGAGCGCCTTCTCGCTGAGGATCTGCGCCTCATCGAAAATCTCGGCGTCAACCTTGTCAAAGCCGCGACCAAAACCCTGCTCGCGCGCGCCGAACATGATGATGGAACCGTTCTTGAAGCGGATTTCCTGCTCGCCGTTAGACGTGCGGATCGCATCAATGTGCGGCCAAATCTTCTTCTTCTTGACCATCGCCTGCATTGAGGCGAACGTCATAGACGCCGTCCTCGTGCGGTGCGCCGTCCACAAAGCCGTGAAGCCCGGATAAATGACACACAAGGCAATCATGATCATGCCAACCAGGAACGTCTTACCAACCTGCCGGGGGATCGACATAACAATCCCGCCGACAGTAGCCGCATACTTCCCGCTTTTGCGCTTCCCCAAAGCAATCGAGCCGATGCCGTGCTGCCAAGAATCAAACGACACGCCCATCTCAGCGCACTTCGCCACAATCCGCGGCCAAGCAGTCGTCACAATCCCATCAGGGATCACCAACTCACGCGCAGCCTCAGACAGCCGCGGCGTCGAACTTTCCGTCTTCGACGTTGGCATGAGACTCCGCTTCCTCAGTACGGGCGTCAATCGCCTCGATGTCCCGCACCACCTCAACCAATCTCTTCGTCAAAGCAGCAAGGTCACGGGCCGGAGTCATAGGATCCTCGACAGCCTCAGCAATCCGGCCCCGCATAGCAGACAACAGCTCGCGGGTAGTGCCACTCTTGGCAGCCTCAGTAACCGACTTCGGCGCAGGCGGCTTTTCATCCTCTGTCACCGCACGCAAACCACGCTTAGCAACCATCAAAACCACCCGCTTTCATCGGTCCGGCTTGGAAAAAAATGCTAGAGAGAGACCATGCCTATACCCAGAGGGGTTTAGGCCGGCGGCTCGGGGGGCCCTCCCCCTGGGTCATTCGAGGGTGCCTGAGCGTCTCACGATGGGTGCGACGATGCGGGCCCGCTTCTTCGAGTTGCACTCACGATGCGCGGCCTTCTTGTTGTCGATCGTGTCCGCTCCACCCTTTGCGAGTGGGATGACATGGTCGAGTACGTATGACCAGGGGTCTGTGTGCGGGAGCGTGTAGTCGATGGTCCTACCGCAGATGTGACAGGCTGGCTTGTCGCGCGCGACGCGTGCGCGGTGCATGTCCCGCGTCGCACTGTTGCGCTTGACCATCAGCCCTCCACGTAAGTTAGTGTGGCTGCCTGCTTCTCAGCGGTAGCCGTGCGTCGTAAGCCTGACGCGGCAGATAAGCGACCTCCTCAGATCGTCATCTTGCTATCCCATCCAGGCTGGTAGCTGCCATCGGGGTAGTCTTCGCTGCGGCATGAACCCTAAATAAGCTCGCCGCTATTCAGGGTTAGCCCACAAAAGGCTGATTGTCGTTTCTTACCCGCAATCGGGTGATTCGTCGGCGCCAAGTTCGCAGCCACAGTCGCAGCCCATGAGGTCGTCTTGACCTTCTTTGTAGCCGCGCGCATATGTGCCGAGGCTGATAGTCGCGGCTTCTTCCCGCAACAGTTCAGCCTTAGCTTCGATGTATTCAACGATGGCTGCGTATAGTCTCACGCTTCCCCCAAGCAAGATAGGCAGAACAGGAACCACAGGAGCAGGAAGAAGTAGGTCATTCGGCGCTACCTCTTATTGGAGATCAGCACCGCGATGCTAAGCGCGATCACTGCAATGCAGAGCCAGATTTGACCGTCCATTAGTGAGCCGTCCTCGTCTGCGTCGCGTCGATGAGCTTCTTGTTGCCGCGCACCCAGTGACCACAGGGGCACTGATACAACCGGTAGCGTTGCACGTTGGTGTATGCGGTGCCGTCGCGGAACTTGCTGAGGTCTTTGTTGCCGCAGACCGGGCAGCCCCACTCGTTGCCGGTGAACATCGACAGGTGCGGATGGTTGGGGATCCATGCGCGGAGGCGGTCGTAAAGCTTCTCGGTGAGCACAACGTCTTGCTTGTTGTATTGGCGCATCTTGTCCCAGGCCGCATCGTCACCGGCCATGCACTTAACCCACAACTCGTGCCCGGCGTGGGAGGTTTTCTTGCCTAGGCCGAGCTGCTGGGAGACGTGGTCAAGCTTGCCGGAAGCGAACTTGAACTGTTTGCGGACGGTCTGGAGCAGGTCAACGTTCTTGTATGGCGCCGGCGGGTTGAGCCCTGCAAGGATGAACTCACGATTGAGGTGCTTCATGTCGAAGCCTGCCGAGTTGTACCCGACGATCAGGTCAGCCTCAGACACGAGCGCGTGAATCTTCTCAACCATGACAGCGTGCCCGTCGTGGTGGTCGCTGTAGAACAGGACTTCTTTCTCGCCGTACCATTTGGCCGCTACCGAGATGACGGTGGCGACTTCCTGGAGCTGGGCGAGGGAGACGTTCTGGTTGAACAGCGACCAAACGTGCGCGAGGTTCGGGGCGTTCTCGATGTCGAGCGTGAGAATGCGAACCTGCTTAGCAGCGGCGGGCGCGATCTTCGGCGCCAATTTCTTGGCAAACGCGCCCATCAGGCAGCAACCCGGTTGCAGGTGCAATCCGATTTCTTGTGCCGTCGCACGGTGTGCTCCGACATGGGATAGCCCGCCGAGGTCATTTCCCGCGCAATAGCGAGGTGCCCCTTGGTATTCAGGAGCGTGTTGAGCGCGGCAGTGTCGTCCGCGTCGAACCGCTCCTGGATACGCTTGAAGATACATGCGCTCATGATTTATCCCTTGCTCAGTGGGTTTAGGCTTTTGCCTTGTCCCGCTCGTAGCGGGCCCTGCGCTTCGCTTGCATGCAGGTCTTGCATCGCCGGAACTTTGACCCGTCCAATGAGATGTTGTCTTCGGTGCGAGTATGGCCGCACTTGAATGCCTCACCCATCGGATAGGCGCGCTTCAGGTTGACGCTATGCGTGACCGGCTCAAGGTGGTCCGGGTTGAAGCAGGAGGGGTTGCGGCACAGGTGGTCAAGTTCCTTGCCTTCTGGAACTTCGCCAACCCAACACTCGTAAGCAACAGCGTGAACGTTTCGCACCCGCCTAGAGCCGTCCCGAACAGAGCCGACCGTCACGTGTCCATAGCCGTTCGGAGTTCGGCAGCCCTGCCATTCCCAGCATCCGGCCGGGGTAACTAGCCGGCGCCGCTCAAGGCGTACATCAATCGGCGTAAGTTCACCGTTTTGGTTGTTTCGGATCTGGGCAGGCTTGTTCATTTCATCTCCTGAGAATGGCGAACGCCCCCGGCTCAGGACCAGGGGCGTTCTATCCGCGGTAATTAGTCGCGGAATCTTTGTTTTGAAGTTGCCCGTTCTTTGTGCTTCGGCTGAACTGGGGCTAGTAAGGTGCCGTGGGGCAACCGGGCTTGCATGGTTATGTGACTTTCCCGGAAGTTTGGGGCCCGCCCAAGGTTTCCCAATGGCGGGCGGGTAGCGCCTAGCCTCGCCAGCGGGCGAGGTTGAGCACTAGATTCCATGTATTTGTTGAGCCGCGCATGGTCGCGGACATCTTGCCATTTCCTGTACGTCTACAGGTCATTCGGCCAATGGCTTGACCCTCTCGGCGGTATTTCGCATCGTTGAGAGGCGTGCGAGACGTGAATCCCTCTCGCGTGGCAGCTCTTGGATGAGCAGTCCGCGGCTTGCGAGGCATGGAAAGGCAAAGCCACATCATGGCTAATACGCTTCACCACGCGAGAGGAAACTTAGGGGGTAACGGCCTTGATCGTCCCAATGAGGATGGCCCGGGCGTGCATGGCGCCTGATCGGCAGCCGGCGGTGGACATCTCGTCCAACTTGTCGTCAATGGCGGCGACTAGGCCGCGCAAGGCGTTCGCATCGTTCAGCTCAGCGACGGCTACGGGGTGGCGGGGGCGTGCAGACGCGTTGTACATGCCGTCCCTCCGTTTCATTCGAAATGTCCGTCGTCTTGGATGTGTTTGGTGAGTTGCCAGCGTTCGTCAATGATCTGCGCGACGAACGGCTGTAGGGCTTGCTCGTGCTTGCGGTAGTCGTGAGCGCATAGAAGCAACTCCCCGCCCTGCCGCAGCTTGGGGGACCACTTGAGAATCACCACGACGTAAGCGCGTGAACCGCAACGGTCGCACCTCGTCATTGCATTCAGTACGGGCGGAAGTTCTGCAACCTGAACGCTCATGACCGCTCCCTGCTCCGAGGAATGCGAGAGGCCCCGACTGCTCGGGGCCTCTTGCCTTACGCGACTTTCTTGTGATCTATGAAGCCGGTCATTATCGGCTTGCCATGCTCCCTGCGCACCCTTGCTATATGCGTTAGGAGGTCTGCTGTGCGTTCGAAGTTCTCTCGGCGCCCTTGCCGGATGTTCGCAAACTGTATGTGTCGCTCGCGCTCTTTTGCTCTTCCGCCAGGCTCGGTTGCCAAGATGTCGGAGGCGTCCACTCGAAGGCCGTTGATGCGTTCCTTGAGATTCTGCGTGTAGCCGATCTTGATCCATTCGCCGATGCGAATGTAGTAGACCTGCGACTGCTCTTCGTAAGCCTTGGTGACTTCCGGGGCAATCAGTGGGATGTTCAACTCAGCGCGTCGTAGCCGCTCGAAGTGGCCCTTCATCTCGCCCGTGACTCGAGCGTGCATGTTGAGGTAGACCTGGAATGCGTGGTCGTAGCAGAGTGCAACTGGCGTGCCGTTGAGCACGTACCCTTTGCATTTCCTGCCGCTCTCGTGGATTGCTATGCACGGCGGCTTCTGTGTATCGTTGGTCATATCGGCCTCTCAACTAGGTCGGTCAAGCCCCCAGTTGTTAGCGCAACGTGGGGGCTCTTTGTGTCCCCTGCAGCGGGAAGGGCCGCCCGGTTTCCCTTGGCGGCCCTTCCTCGATACCTTTTTCAATCTACCTAAAGAATATCAGGCTTTGGGGTAAAAGTCACTGTGATTCACTGTATCGACACAGTGAGTTACCGAACCGTTATAAACCAGCAGCCTGCTTGTTCGCCTTCCTCCGCTCAGCCATTCGCTTTGCGACCGCCCAAACCTCATTCACGCGGTACTCTTTCGGGCTGGTGTCGCCAACTGGGGCGAGGTGCCCGAGCTTCACCCAGTTCTTGAAACTGTCCGGCCTGATGTGCACTCCGTACTCGGCAAGCGCCCGCATGATGATCGGAGGTGTTGCGCTGTGCGTCCAGGCTGCCCCGATTGCGTCACGCTGGCGTTCCCGGACATCCCAGTCGGTTCCGCACACTCTGCACTTGATGGTCTCCTGGAACTTGAGCGGGTTGAGTGGGTTGTCGCATGTAATGCCTTCGAACACAGATCCGCATGCCCCGACGTTGATCCGCTCGCCCTGCGGCTGTGTTGCTTGCTGGCATTTCTTCAGCAGCCTCCCCAACTCCCCCTCAACATCCCCGGCCCAGTCCATTCCCCGAAGCTTCCCCATGTTGGCGAGCAGGTGCGACGCGAGCCCTGACGAGTCGCGCCGGCTGAGGTGAATCCCAGTGAAACTGGCGAGGTCCAGGCAGGTCCGCATCAGGTACTTGTCCAACGCCATGTGCGCATCCAACGCGGTGTCGTTGATCGGCAACGGCGCGTGCATGCTACCCGAGGACGCAACCCGTTCGCCGTACGAGGCTGTCAGTGACGCCCGCGGAATCGCCGACACCAGATCATTGACGATGCTGTCCAGTTCGCACAGAAGCTGTTCGAGGCGGGTGGAGCAGGCGTGGCAGAGGTGGATGCCATCGCTTGTCTCGGCGCCGCACTTGCAGTTCATGTTGCGACCTCTACAAGACTGTTGACATCACGGTTAGCTTCCGCGATGACCAAGGTGTCCCACTCGTTGTCAGTTTCGCGCCAGAAGGAAACGTGGTCAGGCATGAATGACACGTAGCTGGCCTCCACTTCCTCCACTCGCCCCCCTGCTGTCGTGTACGTGAACGTGCGCAACGGCCTCGACTCTGCTGCTTCGGTGATCTTGCCGTAGAAGCTCATTTGCCCCCCTCGAGTATGTGTTTGATGTTGGATGGGCAGTGGATCCCGTTGCCGCGTTGCAGTTCGATTTCGTACAGCGCTTTCTGGATCCGTTCGCGGGATTCTGACTCGCGGGCCAGGAGCAGATCGTAATTGTTCGTGCGGTCGGTCACCATGACCTCGCTTTCTTCAAGATTCCAAGTGACGCGCAGTGCCGGATGGCTTCAAGGTCGCGCATTGCGGCGTCAACCATGCGGCGCCAATCAGCCGTGTTGTCAGAGGCCATCACATTGCCGGTTTCCGTGTTGATCACGCGGTAGTACCAGCAGTAGATGTAGCCGCGGCGGGCAAACTTGTTCGGCTCCTTGCGGCAGTAGACCTGCGCTTTGAAGCTCACAGCCCGCACCTCCCGCACGCCCCGTCAATGTGGCACCCTTCCGCGATGCATTTCCGTAGCCGGCGGGTGTGGATCGCCGCGGTAAGGTCGGCCCCGTCGCGCTGCATGCTGGCCTGGTGGGCGCGTAGGTCCTCGCTCATGGGGTGGCCTTTCGTGCGTCGTACATTTCCTTGGCGCGCTTGAAAGCCTTGTAGCTTCCGTATCCCTCGGCGTATGCGTTGAGCGCATTCTTCGCGGACTGTGCCAACTCCTGCAAAGTCTGATCGGCGACCACTTCACGCTCCCCGTCCCCGCCGGCCATGCTGATCAGGTGCTCGTTATAGTCGCTCATTTGGTCGGCTCCAATGCGGCGCGGATTTCAGCCGCGGCATGGTCCAAAGCAAGGCCATCTTCATCCGGGCCTTCGCCTTCCTGCCATGCGCCCCAGCCGAACTCGCCCTTGTAGCGCCATCCCTCGGCCAGCATCTCCACCCGGGAGAGCTGCGCGGCCTGCTTCTTCACAAGCGCAATCAGCGCTTCCCGGTCCCTGACGCTCTGTTCGACGTAGCTACCGCCGAAGTTGTCACGGTCGCGCGCGGTGCGTGCTTCTATTTCGGTCAGGTTCATTTCGTGGGCTCCATGTTCTCGGCGATCTTCTGCAAATTGTGGGCGATGCGCTTGATAGCACGCACATCGCGGTAGTCATGGGCGTCTTCGTCCAGGCTGTCCACGAGGGTTATCAGCTCTTGAAGGATTGTCATGACGTCGCCCGCAGGTCATTGGCGAGGTTCCGATACTTCGCGGCGAGTCGGTACGCGATGTTCGCGTCTTCGGCATATTTGACGCCAAGGTTGTCTCCGGCTGATTCGAACTTGTCCGCAATCCCCTTGAGGTGCCTGTATCGAATGAGGTTGATGTCTGGTACGTGGGTCATGGTGCTCATCTCCATTTCGTGCCCACCGCGCAAGGGTGGGGCGTGTGACTAGTCTACTGCACTGGGGCAGTGAATCACAGTGACTTGGTGGTCAAAGTTGCGGGCGTTTTCCTGTGAGGATGCTGGTCAAGTCTGCGAGGGTCATTGTGACCCATTGTTCGCCGGCCTTACCCTTCCCGTGACGCTTGTGCACGATGACCCCGGCGAGAGCTTCGTCGTTGATCCGCTCGGCTTCAGCTTCGTTGGCCCAGGTTCCGAGGCTGATCTTCGCCGTGTTCTTCGCCTCAAACACGAGCCGCTGGTCGTGCGCATGAACCCCGCCGATGTCGCCGCGGTCCCTACTGCCTGACTTGACGCGGCGGTCGGCGAACGGGAAGCCATGCGCCTTGAAATAGTCAGCGATCATGCGCTCAAAGCTCGAGCCCTTCTGGCGGTGGTAGCTGCTCATTTGGTGAAACCTTCCATTTTCGTTTCTAAGGGCCTAGTTTTCGCAGGCCGCATACAGTGACTCACAGTGACTTTGGGGGCGTTAAAAGTGGATCCCACGGCTTGCCAGGTCCCTTTGGCGCTCCTGCCGCCCCTGCTCGAACAGCCGATCCCACTCCTCCGGGTTCCTGGCCCGCCAGCTCTTTTGAATCTTCCCGTCGTTAGCTTCGAGTTGCCTGCGGGTCTGCGGCGCCTCAATCGCACGGTTGCCGGCTTCCCTCGAGGCCCGGTTGTTCAAGGCCCGCTTGAGGATCCCGCCCGGTTGCGCCTGCTGCCCAGGATTAGCCCTGTAGTGCTGCACCACGGCCTCCTCGGCCTCGGTGTAGCTGATCGGCCCCATCGAGTGCTGCCAGATGTCAGCCGCCGCATCGTTGGCCTGCACGAACGGGTCGAACTGGTTGACCCAGATCACCAGCCGCGTTGTCTCCATCAAATCCATGGTCATCCCTCAATCTCGAAAATGTGTGCTTGCCGTTCCTGCTTCGCCTGAGCCCGCTGCAACAGTTCGAGGCCTGCCTGCAACCTGACCTGCGAACCGGTGGGCCTCATCTGGACCCCGCCCTTCGCCGGCAGTGGCCCGTCGTCCCAGCAGCCTCCGTTCAACCATGTGGCCGGTAGCTTCGTAAACTCCTGCTCCCGGTTCGGATCCGCCGCGTACCGCCTCACGCCCTCGAGGAGTTCTTCAGCCGTGGCGGTCTTCCTGGCCTTGGCGTATGCCTTCTCGGCTAAAGCCCTTGACGCCTTCCGCGGATATTCGAGATACCAGTCCATGAACTCATCGGCTCTATGAGATACAGAAGCTTTAGCTTCTGTTGTATCTGTATCTGTATCTGTATCTGTATCTGCTACAAGTTTGCTAG